GATAAGGAGCATTATGGTATAAACGTGACCATATTTCTCTTGTTATATCTCCTTTAGGTATAGAACCATCGTTTGAAGCAGTAACTAAAGTTTGATTAATAGGGGTACTATAAAAGTTTTGAGCATTACCTCCAATAATATAATTTCCTATTTCTAATTCTCCTATAGTATCAGCAGGACGAGTTCCCTGTCCTAGAATATATTCTATTAAATCTGCATTTTCAAACTGATCAAAAGTATCTATTCCTAAACTTTTTAATTGGTAGTATACTAAATCTTTTGATATTCCTTTACTATTACTTGAATTATGTACTTCTGTTATAGCTTTTATATAAGTCCATATATGATCAAAATGATGACCTACCATATTTACAAAAGTAACATAAAAACTGTTGTTTTCATTTTCTTTAATATGTCTTGGTAATATTTTGTTTAAATTATAAGAATTTTCTCTATCATATAAAGAAGCAGATAATAATTGACCCCCATAATAAGAACCACTTTCACCTAAAATGCTATCTTCACTACCCATCCATATTTTAGATTCAGAAGAAGTTGAATGGTATAAATTATAAGGAGGTATTGAATTAGTTTTAGGCCAAGCAAAAGTACCTGAAGTGAAATATAAAAATCTTTCATACCCATCAAGTCCAGATATACATTTTTCCTTTTTTTTATTTATAAGGTCTTTACTATCATGGATAAAAGAAGAACTTGAAGTAGAACCTGAAATATTTTCTATTTCCTTTAAATCTCTATTGTAAGATTCTATTAATTTTACTTTATATTCAAAGTTTTTTACTCTTTCTGTAGCGTTACTAAAATGAACAAAATTTTCAAAATGATAAACTCTTTCATTATTAATATTACCTGCTTTTGATCCTGATTCTATACCTGATACAGTTCTAATATGGTCATATTGTATATTTATATCTGCTACGTCTCTATCTAATTTACTTAAAAGGTGTTGATAAGAAGAAGTAACATTATAATTTAAAATAGTATCATAATTTTTAAATTCAGAAGGAATTGAATTATTACTTCTAATATCAATATGAAAATTAGGTCCTGCTAAAGGAGTAGAATCATCTGTAAGTTGAGGATCCCCTAATTGCACTGTTATAAAGAAAGGATCAGATATTTCTTCTACAATTTTAAAGTTATCTTGACGAGAAATTGTATTAGGTAAAGGATTTAAAGTTTTTAATAATAACTCATGTTTTAAGGGAGATTTATTTAACATGACATTAATACAAGGTATTAACGTACCTGTTCCAAAATTAAGAGAAAATTCTTTAAAATATATAGAAGCTTCTATTTCAGATATAAACCCACTAACAGCAGGATCAAATGTTTTATTAGTAGCATTAGGAGTAACACATTTTATTTCTCTTTTATTACCTGATATTTCTTTTATTTTAAAGGGAAATTGAAATGTATTAAATATTTTATGTCTTAAAAAATGAATTCTTAAAGAATATTCCCCTGTAATGTATCCTTTTTTTGTTAATATTTTTTCAGGATCTATATTTATAGAATTAGTTAAAGATCCTTCTAGTTCGTCTAAAGTATAGTCTGTAAAATTTTCATCTGTGGTAATTAATGTACCATCAGTATTATATATATGTAATTCAATATAATCTCCTTTTTTACCAAACTTTTTATCTATAGTTTTAGAAGATATATCATTTATAATTAAAGAATCTCTATTTGCTTCTTGTGTATCACGTTCAACAGGAAGTTCAAGATTATTATTATCTAAAGGAGTAGTATTTGTATCTAGTTCATTTGCAGGTATATTATTACCATATGCATCTACAGTGGATCCATTTGTTGATCTTGTTTCTTGTTGAGTAGAATTTGTATTATATCCGTTTGCCATTATTTAGTTAACCTATTTATGTCTATGTATACCTATTAATTTCTAAAGTAGGTATATAAACATCTAATGAAGATTCTATAGGAGGACCATTAGGTATTTGATTTAATGCATCTCCCCCTATATATATTATAAATTTTTCATTAGATATAGTACCTTCAGGGTTAGTTTGATCTAATCTAAATCTTGTTTTATTTTTTAAATTATAATAAACAGCAGAAGATAATACTTGTCTTTTTCTTGATGATTGTATATAGTAAAATTGACCTTCTTCTATTTTTGCTTGGGTATTTGAAAAATAACTTTCATCCATTATAAAACTTCCATTTTTAAAAAAAGGATGGTGTTTTTCTATTGAATCTATTTGATCCTTTATTGATTGGATTTGTTCTTTTAAATTATTTAGTTCTATATCTCTAGGATTAATATATCCTTTAGAATAAGCATGTTTAATACTGTTTTCTAAAAAATATTGATGTGTTGGGTTTTTTTCTATACTATAAAAATGTTTATGATAAAGGTTAAAAAATTCTTTTACATTAGGAGGTTTAGGTAAAAATTCAGAAAATTCCCAATCTAAATTATCTTTAGCTCCTCTTACCCCATAATATTCTTTAGATAATTTTAAATTAGTTATCCTTATTTTTCCATTATTGTTTGCCATATTATATTATTTTTATCTAAAATCCTGTAAATTGGTTATTACTACCCCCATTTGTAGAATTAAAAGGATTATCATTTCCATAACAAGGAGAATTATATCCTACAGTACCTCCTTCTAATCCTTGTAGACCAATAAATTTTACTTGGTCCTTATTTACGTTTTCCCAATATGCCCTTTGTACATCACCACTTCCTGTTTTCATTTCTAAGTTTAAAGAAGTACCTTCCATTTGATTTGATGTTTTTGTCCATATTTCACCACTATGTATATCATAAAAGATAAATGCTTTTAAAGTATAAACAGTCCATGATTCTCTTATCATTCCACACAGTACACTAAATCTACTATAAGCTCTAACAATAGGTTGTCCATATATTTTAAATTTAAAACTATTACCGTCTTGACACATCCATCTTCCCTCTGTTGATTTTATTTCATATGAATCACCTGTAATCCATGTTATAGCACCACTAAGATGAGATAAAGATACTTTAATTTTTTTTCCTACATCTACTTCTGGTTGGTAATATAAAGCATTTAAGTTATTAAAATATTCTTGAAGTTCTTCATCTTGATTTAAAGCACCATGTAAACCAGATCCTGGTTGAAATATTCTTTTAGTTCCATAAGGAGTAAGTGTACTTTCTTCAGTAAAATCTAATATTTGATAATATGCTCCAAGAGAGGGACTTGATGGTAACCCATTAAGTACTTGAGAGGATTCATTCATATTATTAGGAGTTTTTTCACTATATCTAATTCTACCAGATGCATGTATTATTCCTGAATACTTTCCATTAGGTCCCCATTCTTTTATATATTCTACCACTTCTTCTCCTCCATAGGTAATAATTCCAGGAGCACTTGCATTATAAATATCCTGCATAGCCATTCCATTTATTATAGAAGGGATAGCTGAATTTCCTAATCCCGTATCTCTTGCAAATTTTAATGTTTTAGATTCACCTTTAGGGATAAATGTTTCTTCAATTGAAGGTAATATTTCATCAACCGTACCATTATCTACTAAATATTTTAAAGTACATCCTTCATTATTTAAATAAAATTGTCCTAAAGCTGCAGGGTTATCATCTAAAATAAGATTAATACTATCTTGTATTTCATTACCGTCACAAAAGAAATCTACTTCATAAAAAGCTGATTGTATAATTATATCTTCAAAAGCATTATCAAGTATTATATCATTTCCTTTTAAGTTTAAATCAGTCCATGTTTCAATAGCTTTTCCAGAAGGTATATCTTCTAATTCTAATTCTTTTAAAAAATAAATACCTGTTTCATCTTCAGGTAAACCTAAAGATCTTCTAACCATTAAAAATATACTATCTGAAATTTTTCTTTTTTTTCCTTCATGCATAACCCACTTATCTGTCATTTGTTGATAAGGGGATCCTGCTTCTCCTGCCATTAAAAAAGCTCCATCTTCAAAAACAGGATGTTCATCTGTATTAGGTAATTCAGCATTAGTTAGTTGATCATTTAAAACTTCAAGATCATTTAAGGTTGTGTCTATTTGTTGATCTTTTAAATCATTTTGTTCAAAATAAACATAATTATAACTTTGTTCTACAATACTTTGGTGGGATAATTTTCCTTCTTTTGGTATATGATAAAACATTTTATCATACATTTCTTTTATTCTTTCAGTATCTATATAAGGATCTGATTTAGCTAATTTTTCAAAAGCTTTTGAATGAATATCATTAGCATATTTATTGCTAGTTACTTTTTTTGTTAATTTTATATTTTGTTGAGCCATTATCTTACAACTTTAAAATAATAATCGTTATCATAAACTACAGTTCCATCTTTATTGATATGTTTAAATAATACACGATAATATCTTTCTGGTTGTAAACCTTTCATATTTAATTTAAAAAACATGCCATCAGAGTCGGCACTTAATTTTGTAAAAGAAGTATCAAAAGGAATAACTTCTTGTTCTGTATAGGCATCTCTTATACTAAAGAAAGAAGATGTTGTAAAATAACCTACATTTAAATAATTTGAAGAAGAAACAAATTGTCTTACAGGATATTTATCTCTTATATGAATTCTAAATTTAGCTTCATCATTTTGATTATATTCTTGTTTATTTCTATATAAAGATACATTTAATTCTCCTTCTTGTTCAGCTAAACCTTGATATTGATGGTCACTATCATCCCATTTAAATATTAATTTTGGAGGATGGATTGTATGAGTGTCTGTAGAAAAATATTGTAATTCACCAAAGCTGTGAGAAACATTATTTTCTACATTTTCTGGTTTTTTGATTAAAAAACCATTATTAATAATTCCTGTAGGATATGTTTGACTAGCAAATAAACTAGCACTATGTTTTTTAACTATAGAAGTTACATCAACATTAATGTCTAGACTTTCTCCAACTAAAAATTGTTGAGTAACATAAAGACTACTAGAAGTATACCAAGTACCTCCTCCTTGAGTTAATAAAGAACTTATTGAACCTGTTGTGTCTGAAGCAAACTGACCACTTGATGACTGCCACCCATGTGCTACTGTTGTATTATTTCTAAATTTCCAACTAGCCCCATTTGAACCTGTTGGTAGGTTTGAGTATCTACCTGATCCTTCATCCCATGATTCTGAAACAGCATATATATTTAGATTTAATGTTGATATTAAGTTTTGAGGATTTGCAGAAGTAAGATTAAGATTAACTTGTGTAGTTCCATCATTAAATTTAGAAGATCCTATAATATCTTTTATTGTATTTTGTATTTCTTCATTTTTAAATGAAATTAAAGTTCTTGTAGGATATAAAAGGGTATCTGTTGTTCCTCTTTCTTTTAGTACTTCTAAAAGTTCATCATGTCCTGCATTCATTTTTTTTCTGTCAGGATGACTATATATTGTTGTGTCTTTTTCTGGAAATAAAAAATAATATGCCATGGTTAATATGTTATTATACGTCCTTTAATATCTCTATTAGGAAATTTTAGTTCAAAAATACTTGGATTTAATGAAGGATATATTACTCCATCTTTAGTTGCTGCATCAAGTCCATAACTATATTGAGAGTATCCTTTAGCAGTTTCGTTTTGGTTTTTAAATATTGCTCTTTCTACAGTTTGAACTCCTTTTACTGCTCCTATTACATTCATAACTTCTGAAGTTATTATGGGTTGATTTATCTGCCATTTATCTATATGGAAAAAAGATCTTAATTCATTAATACAATCTAATATTGTTTCTTGATTGCTGTAGTTTTTGTAAGTAGTAATTTCAAAATCAAGTGAAAAATTAATTACAAAAGCATTTTTTATATTAACGGCATCTGTCATTGTTCTATATTGATCTAAATAATTTCTTAAATTAGTTTTAGTAGCTTTATTTAAAGTTGTTAATTTTCTTTTTTTAGTATATCCTAAAATATACAAATTCATAGCTAAAGGATTAGGAATACGGTTAGGTTCTGTTGTTAAAGGAGATATTTGATCATCTTGGGTTATATAAGCTTTAGTTATACTCCCAAAACGAGGAGGCATCATTAAAGTTCTAACAATATAATCTTCTTTAGTTACTGTTCTACCTTGAGTAGCATAATTAGCTATTGTATTTAATCTTAAATCATCATTACTATCTCCATCACCCCCTCCTCTAGCAGGATGTGTATTAGTAGCAGTTAAATTTGATTTAACAAAATTTAACATTCCTTGATTTATTCCAGGATTAGATTTAATTCTCATCTCCCCTAATTTAACAATTGTATTACTACTTACATTAGATCTTATTCCTCCTCCTCTTAAATAATTTACAGTTAAAGTTGTATTTGAAGGTGCTGTTCCGTAAGTTTTTGTATATAAAAAATTTGAAGGATCATATGTTTTATCTAGTTTAGATAAACCGTCTTTAATACCTAGCCCTACATTATCAGGGTTTGGAATTATTTGTTCATCTGAGTGAGTGTTTGTTCCTGCTCCAAATTGTATTTCAAGTTTATCATTAGGTCTTATTCTAGTAATAAATCTTCTTGGAACTTCTTTTATCTTTAACAAATAAGGAGTTTGATGACTGTATTGGTGTAAAGAAGGATCATTAGCTGCATTGTTAGATATTTCTTCAAATATAGTATCTTGGGCTAAATAAGGTACTTCATTCCATTCATTTCCATCTGTATCTTTTACTGATTCGATACTTATTATATTTTTATCATTTAAAGATATTGATTTAAATTTTTCAGCTGATCCTATAGTAAATGTTTGAACAGCAGGTTCTGCTGATATAGCTGATACTTTTTTTGTTAATAAATAATATTCAGGGTTGTTATTAGTATCATATTGATATATACTTGCTGTAACATTACTTAATGAAGAAGAAAAATTAAAATCAACGTCATCAGTTAAATAAAAAGTAGGTCCTTCAGTAGATAAAACAGTAGAAGACTTCATTATTTTTAAAGCATAATCATAATCAGGTACATAAGCATCATTATTATTCTGTTTAGAAGGTACTAATTGAGATATATCTAAATCAACAGCAGCAGCTGATGTAACTTTTGGTTTATACCCCATAGCATAAGCTAAGTTAAATAAATTATCTCTGTCTTGTGCTAACATTAAAAATGTTTCTTGAATTTGGGTATCTGTATAGAAGGATAATACATCTCCAACATATGCTGCCATTTCAAGGAACATCATACTTGGATTACCTTCACTAAAATCATTAAAGGTATTAGGGAAATAAGTTTCAGCAAAATCTAAAAGCTGGGATTTATATGTATTAAAATCCTTACTTAAATATTTTACATCTCTATTCTGATGTTTATTTGATACTTTGTTATAAGCCATGTTTTTATTATTTTATGATCCTGCTACAGTTACAATGTCTTCGGACCCATCCACAAGACATACATAATATACCCCTATAAATATAGTTCCTTTATCGTTATCAGCAGATATATCTACATCTTTTATAATTATATTTGTCATCCATTTTTCTGCTTGGTTTCGGATTTTGGATTTTAGTGTTTCTTTATTTATTTGGTTTTCAAATAATAAGTTTTGAACTCCTACACCATAATCAGGTAAGTTTACCCTTTCTCCAGGATATGTTACTAAAAGATCAATAAGATTAGTTCTTATTTGTTCTTTTATTGTATTTGTTCCTGTTTGTAGATTTGTTTTATCTAAAGGATAAGCTACTCCTAACTTTATGTTTTGTCTAGTATCGAAAGGATGAACTCTTTTTATTATCTGAGCCATTTATTTTATTTGTTTTTTCTTTTTTTCATTGCTTCCATTAAACTACTATAATCTCTTGTTACAGCATCTACTACTGCTTTAGGAGCAGCTTCTACAGGTATACCTCCTACAGTAGAAATGTTTCCTTCTACAGAAACGGGGGATGCCCCTCTATCTAAATTTGTATCTCCTTGAGCTGTTTCATTTAATAGATCATTTAATGTATTATTTTTTGAAAATGGGTGGTTAGGTTTATTAGGTGTTGTTTTACCCATAATTTGTTTTTTTAAAGAATTATCTATAAGAGATTTTTTTACATGTAAAGAGGATTGTTCCTCTATAATAGGTTTAATATTATCTTGTAAATCTTCTTTAAGTGATTTTATTTCTCTACGTAATGCATAGTCGATTTCTTCTCTAACTATTTTTCTAATTAAGTTTTCAAATGTTTTTGCTTTCATAAGTAATTAACTGTTTATTATAAATATAACTAATTTTCAGGATTATTCTGAGGATTTAATATTCTAAATCCTTCATCATAATATTCATCAAAATTTTCTCTAAGTGTATATACTCTTTCAAGAGCTTTAGTATGACCCCCCTCTTGTAATTGGTTATATACATCTTCATATTGTTCTTTTAAAAGGGTCATATATTCTTCTAGGTTAGTATTTCCTGGATTTATTGTATTATCTGTATTTGTTTGTGTTTGAGATTCTATTAAATTAACACATGATTCTTCACGTTGAAGAAGAATACTAGCTATGTAAACTCTATTTTTTACAATTTCATCTCTAACAGTAGATATTTTATCTTTAATTTCTATTATTTTATCATTTATTGAAATTGCTTTATCTATATAAATTTTAAACATAAGCGGTATAGTTGCAAAAAGAGCTGCAAATTCTTTTATTTTGCCTTTAGCTATTCTTTTTCCTTCACCTACTTGATCTGTGACTAATCCACTTGAAGTAGGTCCTGAATTTGCTGCTAGTAGTAAAGGGGCTAATGCTATTACATATTTTAAAGTTTCAATAATAGGGGATAACATATCAATAACTCCTTTTATTTTACCTATAGGTCCTTGTTCTTTTGTTATTAGTTCTAATTTTCCTGTGATTTTTTCCATTTTAGTTATAGATTTATTTAAAATAACTTCTAATCTACTTAACTTACCATCTATTCTATTATAAATTTTCATAAATTTTTCATTACCTTTATCACTACAAGCCTCTTCATTAATATATGATTGAAGTTTTTTAGCTAATTCTTCTTTAGTAGGTATTTGTTTTTTTAGTTCTAATAATTTTTTTTTACCTTCATTTCGTACTTCTCTTTCAGCTCGATTTACTAAAGCATCTATTTGAGTATTAATTATATTTCTTATTTGTTGAGTTGCCATTTTAAACTAATTTTGTATTTGAACTTAAAATACCATCTAATTCCCTCATTATATCTTGTAAATTTTGATATCTACCTTGTAAAGCTGCTGTGTTGGCAGGATTAGGACCTGTAGGGGCCCCAGGGACAGAAACCATATAGGTTATCTTAAATTCTATATCATTCATAAGACCCATAATTTGGTTTATTATTCTACGTAAAATATCTTGAAGTTCATCTCCTAAAACTGCAGGTTGTGTTGGTAATGTATTATCATATTCTAAACCTAAATATATATTTGGAGAATTTATTATAAAAGAACTATCATTATTTGGACTTGTATCAAAATGAAAACTTCCATTAGTACTAAATCCTATATCTTGTTTTGAAAATAAAAGAATAGAATCTTCTTTAGCATTAAATATTAATCTATCTGAATTTATTAATACTTGCTTTCCTTGGTATGAATTTGGACTTAGTGGTATATATGCCATTTTGTTTTTTTTATTATATTCCTATATCGTTATAAGCTCTATTAATTTTATGTGTATATTCTCCTACTCTATTTGTTCCATCTTCTTCTTTATATCTTTCATGTATAGATTCTACAGTTGTAGCTACAGATATTTTTCTTAAATTATATCCTTGAGCCCATGAAGCATGAAGCCATGAAAACGAACTTTTTCCTGCAGTATAATTTCCCTTTTCAGGGTATTCCCATATTAATTGGTTCCAACTATTTGGTAAATTTTCAATACACCAATTAAAAATGTCTCTACTACTATGAGTACTACATGCTAAATCTACTGCTAATCCATAAACATGTTGTGATGTTGGAGAAGCTCCTATAGATCTGTTTAATAACATACATCTATATCCAGAAGATATAAATATATTATCAGGACCAAAAGCATTTGTTAAGGGAGATATTATGTTTTGGTATAATAAAGATAAATTATTATTAATATAGTCTGCTGTTAGTGCAGGGTTACTTTCTATATCTACCCCAGGGTAATTTGATATCCCTCCATCAACAGCTGCATCTGAATGCCATAAGTGTTTATATTTAAATCCCATTTATTCTAAATTTTGGTCTGCTATATCAGTTAATCCATCAGGAACATTTGATAAATCTATATCATCTAAATGTCCTGTTGCAGAATTTTCAGTAGAAGATACATCATGGTAGTCTACTTCTTCTTCTGATAAATTACTTAATTCATCTTCCTGTTGTAAGTCTTCAGCTGGTAAATTATCAGGCTCATTTAATGTTATGTCTTCTTCTACTTCTTCAGACATATCATCATAATCTATTTGAGGTTCTTCTTTTTCTATTTCTTTAAAAATATCATATCCATAAGATTCATCATGTAAAGAAGCAGGTTGAAAATTAGATATTTGTTGATCAGAACATAAATAAATACTTGAATCATCTCCATTTATATTTTCTATAATATGTTCATAAGATTCACCTTGTTCATCTCCTATTTGTCCATTTCTTATAATTATAATAGGACTACCTATACTTGTTCCCTCTTTGTATGTTGAAACATTAGCATGACTCCATTCATTAGGATGGGGTGTTTTTTCATTATCTATAGTAGATCCAAACCTTATAGATTGTCCAAATCTACCTTCTATCATTATATCTCCTTCATATGGTCTTAAAGGTCTTATATTTTCTTGATTTTGAAAATATTTACCTTGATAAAATTTTCCGTTTTCATCCATAGTATCTGGATAAGCATTACTTGAAGGAGATTTAAATATAGATTGAGGAGGTAACCATTTATAGTCACGACTTCTAAATTCATTATATCTATCATTAGGAGCTCCTAATACATGTACTATTTCTCCAGGTACAGGGTAATGAGAAAAATTAAAATATAAAGGTTTAGCATGTAAAAGGGTATTATTATCTTTTATAGGAGAAAGCTCATCAATAAAAGTAAATAGTATTGTTCCTATAGATTCTTCTTTTCCTAAATCTTCATATCTATGATGGTTTTCATCTAATATGATATCTTGAACTCTAGCGTCCTTTAATTGTGCCATCTATTTCGTCTTTTGGTTCTGTTAATTGTTTAGGTTTTTCTACTGTTTTTGCTATTTCTTCTGCTACATCTTGTAGTTGATTTATTTCTTCTTCAGTTAATAGTCCCCCATCTCCTGTACTTGTAGCTCCCGTAGATAAACGTTGAACTATAGCTGCCATCTTTATTAATTGATCATCGTTTTTAACACTAATTTCCATATATTCTTTAATTAAAGGTACTACTACTGTAGCATCTCCTAAAGAAGTAATAAGAGGACGTAATTCAGCTATTAAACTAGCTAATTGTTTTGATTTTTTAGATTGGTTTTTATGAATCTCTTTTAATAAATCTGAAAATGATTTATCATCGAATATTATTTGATTTAATGGGTCCATAATTATTTATTTATTATAAATATGGAAAGTTTTAAATTCTTACATATCCTGTTTCTCTATATTCTGTGTAAAGTTTTTTATATACTATTTTTAGGACTTTTGTTACTTTAGTAATAACAGGAGTATCTACATCAGTCATTTCACGAATATAAATGTATAAAGCTTTTTTATTAAAGATTTCTAAATTTTCTCTACGTTTAAATAAAGTATTAATAGCATCACATACTTTTCTATCTTTATTTTTTTTAAATAATGTAAATATATGTTTATCAACATATTCTGTAAAATAATCTATAAAATCTTTTATATCTTTTTTACGTTGATCTCTACCTAACTGACGAATAACTCCATCATCTTCATCAGCAGCCATAACATCTACTGTTATTTTTTTCTTTTTATAGTTATTATTATTGTAAAGTATAAGATAATTTTTACCTACAATTGAAAAATAACTAAAAGCTTTACTTCCCTTTGAAGGGTCAAAATAATCTAATTTTTCTAAAAGAAAACAAATTACTTCATGTTTTAAATCTTCTAAATTATCTACTTCTGTATAGTAAAATTTAAATGTATGTATAAGGTTTTCAGCTAATTTATATAAAGCATAATGGATTCTTGTTCTATATATTTCGTCTCTTTCATCTTGATTTGAAGATGCTAAATATTCTGCTATTGCTGCTTCTGTATCTTCTGTGAAATATCTTTTTTTAGTTCTTTTTCTTCCTCTTTTCTTTTTAGGTGGAGGAATAGAGTTTGCATCCAATTTAATTTTGGTTTTAGTAGTCATATTTTTTATTTAAGTGTAAATTCGTTTAAAGCGTCTTGAATTTTCTTTACTTCTTTAAAAAACCATCCTATTTCATCATCAGAATAAAATACCCCTTTATTATCAATTTGTTTTAACCTTTGATCGCATTCATTTACAGCATCACTTTGTTTGGTTATAAAATCTTCTAATTTTTCATTTTTAATAAGTAAATTTCTAAGAGCAAAGCTTAAAGCTGTTGCTATTATTGTAAGTATTATTGTTGATATTATCCAGCCCATAATTTAATCTTTAAAAAACGAATCTATAACATCTAAAGTAGCATTAGATAGATTCGGGTTATTTTTAGTATTTATTTTTTTAGCATTTCTCATTGTTTTATCTCCCTTAGAACCATTTGTAGGTTTTGATTGTTTAGGAACTGCATCAGTTGCATTATTCCAAATTTCATATTCAATTTGAGCAGCCATATGGTCTGCTTGATGCATAAGTAAAGGTAAATGAGAACGTAATTTGGTTTCTTTCATACCTGACATAAAGTAAAATTTATTACTTTCATCATATAAACCATCATGTATTTTAATACCAATAAATTCATTTTGACTTACCTTAACACCAATTTCTTGTAGTAAGAATAAAGATCGTTCTGGTATTTTCATAGCAGGAATATCAGTATTAAATTTATAAATTTGACCTAATTTATCAATATGCCATTGTGAATCATTTGGTTTATAGTATTCACCTTCTTGTTGGCCCATTTTACCTAAATCATGGAATAAAGCGACGAAATGCATTTCTTCAATTGTGTATGTGGATATATCTCCTCCCATTTTATTCCACGTTTTATACAATTCATTTGCGCAATCATACACACGTAATACATGGTCAACATAACCACCAGCAAATGCTGAATGGTGCCAGTTTTTAGCTGCAGCGGGCATCATCATCATTCGTTCTTCAAATTTTTCTAAAAAAGGAATTAATGTATCTGTTCTTTCTTTAGATATATTTGCTTTTATTTCATTGAGATAACGTTCCCAATTTGATTGGATTTTTTCTGCTGATAACATAACCTTATTTTTTATTAAAATGTACCTGTTTGGGAAGTTCCCATTGCTCCTGTAACTCCTGGTCCCCCTGCTATTGTTATTATGTTTTGGAGTTCATCATATCTATCTTTTAGTTCTCCTTCTTTCATAAAATGAATAGCGTTTTTATTTTCACCTCTTTTAATTAAGGTATATAATCTAGCTAAAGATTGATCAAGTCTTTCTAAAGCTCCTTGTACTTGTCCTGCGTATTTCATGTATTTTATTTATTTGTTTAGATGTATGTAATAAAAGGATATTAGAAATCCAAATTATTTATTGGTTCTTATGTTTAATCTTGCTGGTAATATCTTTTTTGAAGCATTTCTTATAACTATTTGATATCTTAAAGGAGTTTTATCATCATCTTTTGAAAGTACTGGGCTATTAGTATCAATAACTACATCTAAAGCTTTAGTATTAGTACCTGGATATTTAATTTTTACAGCATCTGCATTTAATTCTCCTACCATATCATAGGCTCCTTGTTCACCATCTATATAATGGACAAATATTTCTCCTCCTGCTTTTTCTCTTACATACCAATAACCATACCCAAATGAAGATGCTAATAAATTTTTAACTTTAGTTAAATCTACATCTGTTGATGACTCCCAACTACTTGCTTCACCTTCTTGAGTAATATAAGCGGTTAAACCATCAGCCATTCTTTGAGGATCTATACCACAAGCTTCAAAAATTTCTTTAAATAAAGGTTTTTCGTTATATTTACTTTCATCAAATACAGCTATACCTTCTTCATTTAAAATAACAAAAGGAACATTACCTCCATTATATATACCAGAACCTTTTATATTTTTTATAGATAAATAAATATCTTTTTCTGCATGTATTACTAAATCTGCTACTTTAGTTCCTAAATCTGTAGGGCCATCAAATGATAATTGTCTTTTTGTATCAGCAGCCCCCATAAATTCAGCATCATCAGGAGTAAGATCTTCAGGGTCAATACCTATAGTTTGGAATAATTTTTGGATATCTGGAAATTCAATTTCATCTAGAGGAAAACCAACAGATCCTTGTATTTTAGTTAAAAGATCTTGTTCATAAACTTCTCCTTTATTAGCTCCTCCTGCTAGAACTATTTGGACTAATCCCTCTTCTGTTTCAAATTCAAACATATTATATTTAGAACTTCCACTTTCAGGGGGATCTATTATTTTTATTGTAGGATTATCAAATACTTTTAAAAGTATTTCCATAAATTGGTCCTTATCAATATTATTTTTATTACCTATTCGATAATTATCTTTCATAAGGGTTAAACCTGCTTCTTTACCTTCGGAGGAAGCAAGTATTTTGGCTATAGCATTTCTTGAATTAGATGCTTTAGTACCTTCTTTTAAACCCCTAATAATTTCTTTAGAAGGTAATTTTAATTTTTCAAGTATTTGTTTAAGTATAGAAATGTCAGAGGGGTTATCCAAAGATGGATACCCCTTTTCTGACTTATAAGACCATTCTAATAATAACTCATCGAGAGTCATAACTTTATTTTATAATATTTGCAAGTTTTTGAAACCTTTCTTGAAGAGAATCTTTATCTTTTTTGTCATCTCCTTTAGGCTTATCATCTCCTTTAGGTTTGTCATCTCCTTTAGGTTTGTCATCTCCTTTAGGCTTATCATCTTTTTTAGGTTTGTCATCACCTTTTGGTGCTGCATCTCCTTCAAAGAAATCTTTTAACATATCAAAAATTTGTTTTAAAGTATCTAATGGATTTTCATCTTTTCCTCCTGCAAGGTCTATATCTTTATCTGATACTGATACCATAGGGTCATCCATAGGACCCCCCATGTCTCCCATAGGATCCATAGGTATATCCATACCTTGTTCTTTTAAATATTTACTATATTCTTCTCGAACTAGTCTTTTTAGTGTTTGTAAATTTGACATAATGTTTTTTTATTTTAATTATTATTATTTTTTGTCTTATAATTCAACCCCAAAATTTAATATTATTAATCTAAACTTAACTTCGGGATTCCATTTAAGTTCAAATAGAGTTAATACTCCAAGTCTTAGTGAGATATCTATAATATTTTTTTTATTACCTTCTCTCCAACTATTTATCCAATTCATAACTATTTATTTTAATTTATTTTTTATAATCTTAACCCATTAGCTACACCCTCTAGGTATGCTTCTTTAGCTATTTCATAATACATTTTAATACCCATAGATCCTTCTCTTAAACTTACTCCATGTTTTCTACAAATTTCAAGAAGTTTAATTTGTTGAGATCGAGTCATATCACCTTTTGCTATTTCAAGTCTTTCACTTGTTTGAGCTATAACATCTTCTTGTTCTTCTTTTTCTATTTCTTTTAATCTAGCACCTAAAAGTTTAACAGTATCTGGTAAACTTTCACCATATACTTTTTTCATATCAACTTTATTGCCTAATCCTTTTTCTCCTTCTCCAAATTTTTCTATGTGCTTTTCTATTATTTTTAGAAATTTTTCATTTGCTTTTTTAAGTTCTGCCTTATACTCATCTACACCTCCTTCTTTACCTTTATATTTAGTTTTATATAAATTAAGCATTTCATCCTTTACAGCTAAAATACTTTTTGGTGCTGGTTCTTCTTCTGTATATTCACTGTCTTTTCCTTTTTTACCTCTAAATAATAAATCTTTTATTGCTTCTTTTTCTAAATCAAATCTATTAGATTTACCTGTTTTTCTGGCTCCTTTAGTAGCTGCTTTATCTGCTGCTTTATCATCATCTACATCTACATCAGGGACTTCTAAATCATCTTGTTCTTTTAATATGTCAAACATAGTTTTTTTTATAGCTTCTTTAAGTTGAGAAGTTTTAAAAGGAACAGTATAGTCACTTTTAGTATATTTACCTGGTTTATCCATTTGGTCGTCTTTAAAGTTAGTTGTTTTAGATTTTTTAAATTTTTCATCTATAACAGGTTGCATTTTATTAAGTTCAAAATGATCATTAAGCCAAGATTTAAAATTTTTCCCATCAATTTTACCCGCATAGTTCATTCCTGTTTCAAATTGAATTAAAGCTGAATAATATGAAGGGTGTTGTTCTAAATTTTTAAGAACATTTTCTGTTGCCTTTTCTCTTTCTTCAGGGAGTGATTCAGATAATCTCATACATCCCATAGAAGTTAATTCATAATCCATTCCTTTTCTAAATTCATATGGATTATATTTATCTAATCTATTGCCATCCTTTTCGTTAGCCATTTTAGGAGTATACCCGTAAAGTTTATTATTTGCCATTTTTTAATATTGTTATTCCTTAATAAATATAAATTTATTTTAAAAGGCGTTATTGTTTTATAATTCTATTATTTATTATTTTATTATTATGGTTTATATTTAAGTTATAAATACCACTTGGGAGGTTTGTCATATCTATTTGTGTAGTATTTTCTTTAGAAAGAATTAAATTACCTACTATATCATATAGTTTAATATCAATTTTTTTAGTAATATTTAATATGTCATTTACTGGATTTGGATAAATTAATAATTCACCACTTATTTCTTCTAAATCAATAGGCCACCCTAAATCACAATAATTATATAGTTCAATACAATATGAATCCCAATTACTTGTACAACATTCTGTATCAATTGATATTACCCATTCAAAACATTCATTAGGTAACCAATAAGGAACTCCGGGTCCTCCACTACATTCAGCATCATATTCACATGAACCATCATCTGTATTAACATTTCCATCGTAGTTATAAGCATTAACATCAGTACATCCCGTTAATATGTCAATACAAGTTCCATTATCTGTATTTGCTAATAGATCATAATTAAATGCTGTTGTATCTGTACATCCATAAATTATTTCAATACAGCTAAAATCTTCTGTATTTGCTTCTGAATTATAATTAAAGGCTGATGCATCTGTACAACCATAAATTACAGGTATACATGAATCATTATCTGTGTTTGCTAATTCATTGTAATTAAATGCTGTTGAATCTGTACATCCATAAATGTAATCTATACATGAAAAATCATCTACATTTGCTAATTCATTATAGTTAATTGCTGTCGAATCTGTACATCCTTCTACTATTTCTATACATGAATCATTATCTACATTTGCTTCTGAATCGTAATTTAATGCTGTTGGGTCAGTACAACCATAAACAGTTAATGTACAAGATCCATCATCTGTATTTGCAAATGCATCATAGTTAAAAGCAAATATATTTGTACAACCTTCTATTACTGGTATACATGAATCATTATTTGTATTTGCATCAGAATCATAGTTAAATGCTGTAGAATCTGTACAACCATATATTGGTAGTATACATGATCCATCATCTGTATTGGCTTCTGAATTAAAATTTAAAGCTGATGAATCTGTACAACCTGGATATAAACAAGACCCATTATCTACATTAGCTATATAATTGTAGTTTATTGCTTCAGAATCAGTACAACCAAAATATAAACATGAATCATCCCCTACGTTTGCATTTTCATTATAATTCCAAGCTACATCATCCATACAACCCACTACTACTGGAATACATGAACCATCATCAAAATTGGCGTTTTCATTGTAATTATATGCTAAATCATTAGTACAACCCTCTACTATTTCTATACAATTACCATCGTCTGTGTTTGCATCTTCATTATAATTTAATGCTTCAGAATTAGTACAACCTAATACTGTTGGAATACATAAAGTACCACAAAAGGGCATTGCGTTGTATGTGTTATAAAAAGGTGGACTAAAAGATTGTAGTGCTCCTTGACCATTATCTGCAAAAGGATTCCACCCTTCATATAGTAATACATTACCATTAGCATTTGTTAATTTAAATGAATTGTGTAATGTTTGAAATTCTACTTCTTCGGGGGGTGTTTGTGCACCTCCTACTTCAAAATAATATACTTTTACTGGTTCATCTGTTT